TGCTTTTTTAGTGCTCTTATTGGGTAAATTTTCACGTGAGGTAACGCCGATCAATTTATATACAGGCACCTGATTTTTAACCTCACCTGTTTTCATCATATGCCCTTTTTTAACAAGGGCCTTTATACCTTTATCAATAGTATTCATGCATAAACAAGTATCGCGCTCAAGGCGTCTTTTGGAGGGCCAAGCCTCCATAGACTCACCAGCTCTGTCAGCATAAGATAATAGGATTAGTTTTTCGGTGGAGCTTATGTCTTGGAGGCTCCACGCCCAATTGGTTGCGCAAATACTCATTATGGATATGCCTTTTTAAAGGTGGAGATAGGTTGGACCGTAAAGCCAAATCTTTTTTTATCCATTTGGTTGAATTGGGAGAATGCTTTTTGACCTTCAGGAGTTTGTATAAATTCAAGTATTTGAGGGTAAAATCGGGGTTCTTTATGCACACCCTTTCGGACGCCCTCTTGATATAAATATTGAATGAATTGAGATTTAGCAGAACTAGAATAGTTTTCTTTTGATCTTGACATGTTATAATGCCCTCGACACATAACGCCTAAATACATAGGAAAAGTATTTAGGTTATTGAATCAGTAAATGTTTCGGTCGCCAAACTTTCTACATTTACACCAGTATTTTTTTAGAGGCAGGATGCCTCACCACCATAAAATAATTAACTTTTAACTTGAGTCATACTTAGAAGCTGTAAATCCTCAATGATTATTTTTAAAGCATCTATCATATCCTTGTCGGAAATAATAAACTGCTCCTTCATTTTATCAACAATCACACAAACAGTATATTCACCTTGTGAGATCATCATTTTAACGTAGGTATATATGCCTAAAACTCTCAAATCACGCACTTGTTCTACGTATTTTGACTCAAGAGTGAATTCGGGGAATTGTTCTATTACGGTTTCCATAGTATATTAATCCTGTAGTTGATTTCATTGAACATGAGTAAATTTCCTTTTTGTATAGTTAGAAATAGAAAAGCCCGGTTCGTGTCTCCACTGATCGGGCTTTTTTAATAGGGCGGTATCCTATCCGAAAGCTCCTCTACAAATTTATCCAGCCACTCATGCGCCTTATTAATCTCATGAATAGTAAAAAAAAAGGGATTGCCGCCCTTAGGCTCGCGATCATGTATAGAGTTAGCCAGCGTTTCAAGTAAATCCTGGGCTTTCAAATGCAAATCAATGCTCATTTAATCATCCTTGTAAAAAGATTCATCCTTAATAGTTATATCCCTAGCACCGTCGGCAAGCAATACATCAATCATTGTAGGCAGGTGTGAATGGTGATCGGTCAATCCAATTCCAATTTTCCCATCGCGACACTTGTAATTAATAACCCATTTATATCCTAAAGGCGGGTTAGGTTTTTTGCTCATAATCCTCAATACTCCAATCAGGTTTTTTATTAAGATAGCCTACAGGATAATGTTTATCGCCCTCATGGACCAATACAAACTGAGTATCCCATTGAATACGATTATCATAAACATAAGGTTCTATGGTTAATTTAGTAAAAGGCATCTCCCAATAAGCCATAACAAGCAACAGTAATTGCTCACAATTATCTATAATGGTGACGGTCTCCATAGACTCTGTAAGCCCACCCTTATGAAAGCGAAATAACAAAAACCTCTCGTTCATCCACCGATAAAGATAACGCTTGTCCTTCTCATCTAAAATATCACAGCCTCTTTTGGTACCCTCAATCAAATTTTTAAAAGGCTGCGATACATCCTTATCACTAAAATCATGCACTAAATCCTTCATAGATTTATATAACTGATAAAATTCCTCATTCATTCGATATACATCCCCGCTCCTACGCCGAGCAATATAGCCTCCCACATCGTCCAGCTGATATTAAAATGATGACATAATACTAAATAAACAATCGTAGCGCCTATGAAACGAAAAACACGCGACCATGGATAAGACCAAAACCAATCCCAAAAACGCGTTTTCCAGCTCATTTCAAGAATTACATGTCCCGGGTTCATAAACATATGCAAATCAGCAGTCTCTTTTGCGTTATACTTATAGCCACACATACACTTGTACTTACTCATATCTTTTCCTTAAGGTTTCAATGATTTCTATATCGCGTCTATCGATAGCATAATGAGTCAATATCAAATCGATTTGCCGCTCAAGGCAATAGGCCCGCATAAGAAAGCGGCTTTGATCGCGGGATGTACGCAAATAAAGGATTATCCATGCAATGGAGGCAATAACCATTAATACAGGATTAACGAAAAACAATACCTGTGAAATATAATGAAGCGCGGATAAAATAGTATCCATCATTATTTAAATCCTTCTGTTTTGATGTGATCTTTATAAATATCAACTCCATCATGTGCCATAGATATCGCATAATCCATACAATCAAAACCTATATCGGATAAAATGATATGAATATCCCCTATCTTTAAAACACCACCGCGCACCAAACACTTAAAATCTTCTTCATCTAATCGTATATTCATCTATTCATCCCCAATGATTTCAGGATGCCATGGCATGTATTTACCCTCCCAAATCGTGCCATAAGGCTCAATATCTTTAATAACCTGCTCATAATAATGGCCTTGTTGAGAACCCTCCATGCCTAATTGCGCATTTAAAAAATCAGCAACTTGCCCCGCATCTCCCAATAAACCAAGTTTTGCAGCTACATAGTCCTTATGCAATCTATTCTCTAAAGAGAAAAAGAAAGAACCCTTATCCTCTATAGCAACAAACAATCCTAATCGAGGCTGACCCGTTCTATATAAAGACATGCGAAACATAGTATAATTTCCTAAGTCTATATAATTAAAATAGGTCTTGTCCCACTCTTTGGCTATCAAAGGCCATCGTACTTTTATTTCACTCATACCCTACTGCCCAATCATAAAATGAAAAAATAAAGGCACAATCATGCCTCCTACCAATAAGCTTATAATCCAATTTAATTTACTTTCGATCATCTTAAAGCGCTGATCGTGAACACGTAACTTTACCTCATGCTCTATATAATGCTCCTGCGTCATTGCATCGCTCCTTAGTAACGCCTCTATAGGCCCCTCATACGCTGGTTTCATGACCTAAATCCGCCTTTAAAACACCGTTAGTTAACTTTTCAAGTTTACATTGTTGACCCTCAGGGATATAGCCGTTTCGCAACCAATTAGCCAAGGTATTGGCGGCAATCCCCGTGGATTTATGAAAATTATAATTAGTCTTGTAAAACTGTCGCACCTCGTCAGGGCTCATGCTGATTGTCCTCTTTTTTATTGTTAATTCTAAAATAGTTTAACGCAATAGTTGACATAACGCAATAGTTGATTTATTATAGCTTTACGTCAATACCGGCGCAGACTAAATAAAGTATAAGAGGTATAAAATGCAAGAATTAAACACAAACGAGCAAGAACAATTTTTTGTTGAAAGCGTAAAAGAGCTTGAAAAGGTAAATAAGCAAATAGCAAAGCTTATAGTGCGTAAAGAGGAGCTTACCGAGCAAATCATAGGTGCGCTTGAGCACGAGCATGAGGGCCAAAAGACTTATGAGTACGGCACCTGGAAAATTGAGGTTAAAACGCCCTTTGTTTACTCCCTTAATAAGAAATTGTATGAGTCGGGCGATATTAAATTGCCCCAAGATTTCAACCCTATTAAAGAGTCTGTATCGTATACGGTTGATAAAAGGTTATGTGATAAGTTTATGTCAGAGGCTCCTAAGAAAGTGCGTGACGCACTTGCAGAGTTAATTGATAAGAAGCCCGGGAAGGCTGGAATTTGCATCAAGGAGCGTGTGTAATGAGGTTTCATATTGAATATAAAGATGGAGAAGGCCTAGATCAAATAATTCACTTGGTTTCTAAAAATAGCTATGACGCATTAAACGAAAGCCAAGATGTCGCTAGACATTTGGCTGAAAACAAAATTTACAAATGGTCATTGATAGCAAATATGAAAGAGGTGAGTTATGAGTAATACCGTATTAGTTATAGGCCAGTCAGGTAGTGGGAAATCCACTGCCTTGCGCAACCTAGATCCAAAAACCACCTTTATAATTAATGTTTTGGACAAACCCCTACCCTTTAGAGCGTTTAAGAAAAGCTATAACAGCGCTGAGAAAAACTACTACACCACCCACGATTGGGCCAAAGTAGTCAATTGTATTGAGCGCGTTAATAAAGAGCGCCCTGATATCACTACCCTGGTCATTGACGACTGGCAATACATTTTATCCTATGAGTTTATAAAGCGTGCCTCAGAGCGTGGTTTTGATAAGTTTTCAGACCTTGCAAACCACGGCTGGTCCACCATGAACGCCTGTACTACGGGTACCCGGCCCTCTCTTACCATATTTATTTTAGCTCATAGTGATATTGATATAAGCGGGCGCTCAAAGCTTAAGACTATAGGTAAGATGTTAGATGAGAAAATAACGCTTGAGGGCTTGTTTACTACCGTACTGCACTCTCGTATTGTGGATGGGCAATATTTGTTTCAAACACAAGATGATGGGGATTTTTTAGCTAAAAGCCCTATGGGTATGTTTGAGGAGTTTCTTATACCTAACGATTTGTTAGTAGTTAAAGAGGCTGTTGAAAATTATTTTAATGATGAGGAATAACTATGAGTTTCTGGGAATCTGAGCTAGGAGAGGTTACGGGTAGTGCTGCCGATGCATTTGCTAAAACTTTTACGCAAATACCTGACGGCACTATGGCTTTAGCGCGTATTGAGTCTTTTATGAATGCGGAGTATCAGGGTAATAAGTATCTGGTGATTAACTGGCTATTAACCGATGGGGAGTTTAAGGGGTGTAAGGTTGAGCAAAAGCTTAAGGTGTTTGGCGATCCTATGGCTAAGGACCCGGCTAAAGCACGTCATAGGGCGCTTAACATGCTTAAGCTTATCTATCAGCTTTACAATACAAAGCCTAAACACGCAGGCGATCCCACAGATGCAGACCTTGCAATATTTGTCGGCAAAGCAGCAGGTATACGCATACGTGAAACAGAGCCTAATGATCAGGGACGTCAGTACAATTGGGTAGCAGAAATTCATGAGGCAAAAGGCTTTAAATGCGAAACCGGCACCAGCTTGGTCATTACCCATACCACTAACTACGGATCGGGAGGCTCAGGACGCGATACTATGGACAACGCTTTTAGCAGGCATGGCAATGCGCATCTCGATAATACGCCTGAGGACGATATTCCGTTCTAGGATTGATTAAAAAATGTACAGAGATAAATTAACAAAAATGATACTAAGGTATCAAGAGCGCGTAGATGATGGAGAGGATCGCAATTACATCGGAGCCAGTAGTATTGGCTCTGATTGTTTGCGACAAATTTGGTATGCATTCAAAGGAGTAAGGGCTGAAAAAGTACCCAGTAAAATGCGCCGGACCTGGGCTATTGGAAAGCGCCTAGAGGGTTTGGTTGTTGATTGGTTAGATGAGGCGGATATTGCATTAGGTGTTTTGCCCACTAGAACCTTAAAATCAAATACAGTGCCTGTTTTTCAGGGCCATATAGACTGTGTATGGGTAGGGCGTGACGGCAAATACAATGCCATTATTGAAATTAAAACGGCCAAAGATGCAAGCTTTAAGATATTTGTTAATAAAGGGCTTAAGGTATGGAATCCTCAATATTATGCGCAAATTCAGGCCTATATGGGAATGAGCGGTATCCATAAGGCATATATACTGGTACTAAATAAGGATAATAGTGATCTTTCCGATGAGCTAGTGACATTTGATAAAGAGTACTATGAGCAATTAGAAAAAAAGGCTTTGATGATTTCTACGGCTACGGTTGAGCCTCCTAAGATAAACGGATCTCCTCTGTGGTATCAGTGCAAAATGTGTAAATTTAATAAGGTGTGTCATAAATGATGGACGAAGAGGAACGAAAAAACCATTGCTATTTAGGAGATGGAGTTTATGCAGAAAAAACTCCTGAATTTATTATTTTAAGAACAGGGGATCATAGAGACAGTAGATGCGACAACAAAATCTATCTTGAGGAATCTGTTTTAATAAGCTTTTTAGAATGGATAAATCGCGTGGTGGTCAAAAAACAATAATAAGGATGGATGATGGACGATTTAAAAATTGATGAAAGAAATATTGCTGAGCTAACTCAGAAAGCTACGGAAATGATGGAGGATATGGTTAAGGATATCGAGATTCTTGATAACAAAAAAGAGGATGTGTTTTTAAGGTACATGTCCATGATGCGATTAGGCGCATTATTTTCTGCCGCAAAACAAGCAGAACATATGGCGCGTCACGTATTTAAAATGGGGTTTGAGATGCATCATGAGTATTTTCAAACCGAAAAAGCCAAAGAAAACGGATGGGATGAGATAACAGAAATTCATGATAACCCGTTCTTTAAACGAAAAGAGGCAAAAGTGCTGTCTGTCGATTTAAATGAGCTGCCTGATGAGATTAAACAAGCTATTCATGACGCTTTAGAAAGAAAACGGGATAAACCCCATTAATAATGGGTAAAAGATGGATGTATTGATGATGAGTCAAGTTGAAAACGATTTAATTTATAAGTACCTTCATGAAAATTTTGAATATAGAAATGATGGTAATCTGGTAAGAATTAAAGATGGTCTTGGTTTTTCAAAGGCCAAAAAAGGGGATCTATTGGGATCGTTCTTTTATCAGGGTGGTAAAAATCCTAGAATGCGTTGTACCTTAAACATCAATAAGTGTGACTATACTAAAAACCTATCGCATCTAATTTTCCTATTCCATCACAAATACATTCCACAGGTTGTAGATTATTACGATAACAATCCTATGAACTGTAGGATAGAAAATCTTATTGCCTCATCAAGGAAAGTTTCAGAGGCAAAAAAAGAGGTAAGAGGCTACATCCCCTTTAAATCGAAAACAGGAAAAACTAGATATCGCGTAACGCTTCAAATAGGAAAAGAGTTAAAAGTAAGTTTTGGATCTTATGAAACACCGGAACAAGCACGCGAGATTTATGAGTATGCAAAATCTATTCATGTCTCTGGGAATTTCACGCCTGATGAAATTAAAATAAAAGTAATGGAGCGTTTTCCTGATTTTAAAATGAAACTTAAAATCACTAATAAATTAGGCTATAAAGGCATTTACCAAAGAGGTACTAAGTTTGTAGCCCGAGGCTATACAAATAACGGACACACAATATCCTCGACTCATAATACCCCTGAAGAGGCGCATGAGGCTCATTTGGCTATGTTAAAAGGCATTATGCCTATACCCAAAAGAGGAAAATTATCGGATTTCTGTACGGCAGAGGGATGCAATGAACCCTGGTATTGTAAAAATTTGTGTAAAAAGCATTATCACCGCTATAGCACCAGAAAAAAACGTAAAGACCGTAACAATAAAACAGGATTTCCAGGGGTCAAAGAGGATAAAGGAAAGTTTAGCGCTCGATATAAAAATACTCATTTAGGAACATTTCTTACCGTAGAAGAGGCGCATGAGGCGTATATTTCGGCAAAAAAAAAGGATTTAATATTTCTATGATGAAATTAAGACCTTATCAGCAGGATGCTGTAAAAGAGGTTTGGCAGGCGCTTAAAAAAGACGATGAGCCTGTATTGCTTATGGCAAGTGTAGGCTCAGGAAAAAGCCTTATGCTAGCTACTATCCTATTATCTATACAAAACGCAGGTAAACGCGCCCTATGCCTCGTAAACAACGCAGAGCTGGTACGCAATAACTGTGCCACATTCATCGCTCAAGGAGGAAAGTCATCTGTTTATTGCGCCTCTTTAGGCGCAAAAGATGCCAGCGCACCTGTAGTATTTGGCACGCCTCAATCCGTATTAAACGGTATTAATAAAAATGAAACCATAGGTCATATTAAATTTAACATCATAGTAGTCGATGAGGCACATGCTATTAACTATATAAACTCGCGCTCTTGCTTTATGCGTATTTTGCGTCATTACAAACAAGAATATCCGCAAATGAGGCTTCTAGGCGCTACGGGTACTAATTTTAGATTTAAGGGTAGTGAGATAGTAGGGCCTAAATGTTTGTTTCGCACGCAAGTAGGTAATATCACCACAGAGCAGCTTATTAAGGAAAAGTATTTAATAGACCCTACGTTCCAGGTCGATGAAAACCTGGTTTTAGACTTTTCAGGGGTTAAGGTAAAACGAAACGGTTTGTTTGATCAAAAGCAATTAGAGATGGTGGTTGATGAAAGCAAACGCTTAACAGAGCTTATTTGCCATCAAATAGTCCATATTATGGAGAGCCAAAAACGCTTTGGGGTTTTTTTATTTGCTACTACAAAAAAGCATGCTTATGAGATTTTATCTCATTTACCGCCTTATGAATCGGCCATCATTTTAGGGGAGACACCACAGGATGAAAGGACTCAAATTTTGGATAAGGCGCGTGCTGGACAAATTAAATACCTGGTTAACATTGCTATTATTAGTGTTGGTGTTGATGTGCCCGCTTACGACACGATTGCTTATTTACGGCCAACAGAAAGCCTTGTGTTACTCGTGCAAACTATGGGACGTGTGCTCCGCTTGTCCTACCAAACCAATAAAAGAGAGGCTCTGGTTCTTGATTTCGCAGGAAACATCGAAAGACACCGCGATTGGGATAACCCCATATTGCTTAAAGCCGTAAACCAGGTTATCGATAAAGACAAGCCCTTTGTCATACAATGCCCCGCATGCCAAACCCTTAATACAGAGCATGCCAGGCGTTGCATAGGCGTTATTAATGACAAACGATGCGACTATTTCTTTGAGTTTAAAGTATGTCCTGCCCCTGGTTGTGAGATTAAAAACGATGTTTCATCGCGCCACTGTAGGGCCTGTCAGGCCGAAATTATCGACCCCAATGCAAAACTTACGCTAGAGTCTGTTAAGAGTACTGCCCAAGAGGTACACGTTATGAGGGCTAAATTTGGGGTGTCAGGTACGCATGATAAGTTTCGGGTAAGCTGCGCCTATCAATATAAAGATGAGGATGGGAATATTCGTGCGGTCCATGAAAGCTACTCGCCATCCACAGAGCGGGCTATGTATGTGTTTTATGGGCAGTTTGTTAGAAAGCATTGTGATAAATCTTATTCCTGGTTTATGCATTTGAATAATAGGGCAAAGGTTGAGGAGATGCTAGATACCGCGCATGTGCCTAGCAGGTTATTGATAGCGGCTGAGGCTGATGGGATGCGTATTAAGAAAAAGTTTTTTGATTAAAAAGGAGTGGTATGCAATATAAATATAAAGTAACTAGAAGGATCGTAAATAGTGCTATCCAATTAATAAAAGCTACAGAAAAATTATATAATCCTGATGATGAGCTAACCAAGGAAATGCTGCGCCAGGTTATGCCAGATTTTACAAAAGAAAGAAAAGAGGGTTATCACAATATGCTAAAGGAGCTAATAGAAACTTGTTATACCATGCTTAATAATCCAATAAGGTTTAAAAAATGACAGAATCGCCTATAAATTATAAAGCCAATATTAAAGATATCGAATTTTCAATAAATGCTGCCAATAACGATCATCTAGTTGATCAATGGATGTGTCATTATTTTGGGAAAATATTATTTAGCATGCAATTATGGGTTGTGCCACGTCTTATGAACCCACCATCATTTGAAGAGTTTATGGAGGCATTTTATAAAATTGCAGAAACAGAGCTTTATTATTTAAAAAAAGAATGTACCACCATGAATCCTAAGCGGACTTTAGCCGATTTACACGAGCATGAGTAAATAATATGACCATAGAATTGGATGATAAAAGTTATATAGTAGGTGTTTGGTATTCATCAGACCCTGAAACCCTTAATAATTGGCTATCCTGCGTTATTAGAAACCCCGATAATCCAAAGACTTTTAAATGCTGGTCTCGCTTTCGATATGTCAAAGGCGACAAGATATTTGATGGAGAAGATGAAAAAAACTGGACCACCTTTATATCTAACGAGGGTCATAGCGAAAGTGACCTAATAGCCTTAATGCGTGATGCGCAAGAGGAAATCGCCCCAGGTTATCCTGATAAAGATAAAATTATTGTTAAGGGTAATTTAGAAAAATTAATGCGTCTTGCTAAAGATAAAGATTGGATGCATTTGAAAACGGAGCGCATTCAATAATGGATGATTTGACATATCCTTGTCGTTTCTGCGGTAAGCATGTTAAAAATTCACTGAATTTTTATGATTTTGATTATGCTGTTGAATGTGAGGAATGCGCTAAAAAAAGAGTTTGGGTTACGACAGGATTCTTGGCAGGCGTAGTATTTACCTTTCTTATTAAATTATTTGTTAATTGGGCTGTGCCATGAATGAATTTACCAAAGAAGAATTAAATTTATTATTTGATGCAATAAGTGATTGTATAGATAGTTTATATACAGAAAATCATTCTTGTAACATTTATGAATTTACAAATTCTATAAAAAGCAAATTAAAATTTTTGATTGATAACTATGATGCACAGGTAATAGAAGCTTGGCATTGTGAAAAATGCGGGCATGTACAATGAATGATTTTACTATAGAAGAATTAGCTTTATTAGCCTGTTGGTCTGTAAACAGATTCGCTCAGGTAGGAATGGATCAATCCTATGAAGAAGGTACCATTGCATTAACTCATAAAGTACAAGGTATGATTATTAATTATTGCGATCATGAATGGATTGAATATCCGAATGATTGCGCTGCAATGCCTTATTGTAAAAAATGCCGCATGGCAGGATAAGGTCTGATTATTGTAATAATCAGACCTAAGTGTAAATTTGTATACATTCGATACCAAGATGGATAAAAACCTATCGAATAGATAGATATTTAATTGATCAAATATTATACTAACAAATTGGTTTACCATTGTACAGGTTTTTTGGTTCACTATTAACTCTATTTGTTTTATAGCCTATCAAATAGGTTTTAATTATTTCACAAGCAGCCTCAAAGCCCCACACAATGGCACAATGATACCCCCGGGCGGTTTTTCGGGCTGCGAATGCGATTTGTTCTTTGGTGGGTTTATTTTTTCCGACCTTAAGCTCAACCCACAGTCCGGAGTACCTGCCTTGAGGGAGAGCCAGAAAAAAATCTGCCACACCTTTTTTGACTCCCATACGTTTTAATAGTTTACCTTGTTGAATAGAGCAATGCCTTTCGTTGGCAAAATGATGTAAGTCATCGGCCAAATCAGGATATTGATAGTTAAACCAGTTTACTATATTTATGTGATCAATTTGTTCGGGTTGAAGGCGCATATTAGCCTCCAATCATTACAGCTACCTCTTTCGCACGATTTGGCAGCTCTTTAGCCCATGCGCTATTTAGTGCCGCCTGTGCAGCCGCCCTATAATTTTGATTTTTTAGAGCCTCAATCATATCCTTAAACTCCAGGAGCTTTTCTATGCCTAGGTTAAAATTCATATTGATTAGGGCGTTTTTAACATTGACTGGTAGTATGTTGAACCAGGATTGATTTTTTAACTCAGAAACCGCATCGTTCAAATCGTTTTGAAACATAAGCTCTGCCTCATTGGCCCGAATGCCATCGCGTAAATTTCTACCCCATCCAATAGTAAGATGTCCTGTAGTATCTACATAAGGCTCAAGCTTTAAGCCCTCATCGGTTTTGATCCATGCCTGAATTGTTTTATCGACCATCATTTTTTACATTCCTTGTAAAAAAGGCCCTTAAAGGGCCTTAGAGAAATTATGCAGGGGTTACAACGCGGTATCTTATATAAAGGTTTACAGTACTGTCACCTGTAGTAAAGGCCGCTGTTGCGTTGGAAAGATATACGGCTGTATTTTCAGAAGCGCTCGCCGCTACATTCAATAAGCCTGCACTTCCTGCATTGGATAAAAAGCCGCTTGCAGCAACGCCATTCAATGAGGCAGCAGCCAGCGTGCCAGAAGCGGCAGGGCCTGCACCGTGAATAGTATTACCGTATTGGGCGGCAATTGCACCACCTGCGGCGTATTGTGCGGAAACAAAAGCGATATCCCATAACATACTATCTATGATGATAAGCTTTCCTGCGCCCGGTGCTGCTAGCAATTGCACAGGTGTTGCATACATGCCGTTGATTTGGGCCGCGGTTAGAGCAACTGTTGCGGTTGCTGCAACATCTAAGGCAAGTTGCGCATAATCTACGGCATTATTAGCAATTTTAGAGCCTGTTACAGCGCCTGCACCTATGGTTAATACCCCGGTGTTGCTTATAGTAGCATCCCCTGACATAGCGCGTGCTGTTGCTACGTTTGAGGCATTACCTACAATAATATCGCCTGAGGGTAGGGTATTAGAAATACCACCGTTGGCCGCTAAGGCTACGAATGAGTCTGTAGTAGCGTCGTAGGTAAACCATCCGATAAGATCTGTTGCGTAGAAAAT